GGGAATAGCTCAGTTGGTAGAGCACGACCTTGCCAAGGTCGGGGTCGCGAGTTCGAATCTCGTTTCCCGCTCCAAAGTCTAGTATTACGGCGGAATGGCAGAATGGCTATGCAGCGGATTGCAAATCCGTGGATCTCGGTTCGACTCCGGGTTCCGCCTCCATAATGCTTTAATGCTAAAACAGGTTTCTACGCCTGACACCCCAACCGAAAGGTTACCCCGATGCCCGGGTGGTGAAATTGGTAGACACAAGGGATTTAAAATCCCTCGTCAGTAATGACGTGCCGGTTCAAGTCCGGCCCCGGGCACCACCCAAACCACCTTTAAAAACAATGGTTTAAAACTTCAAAGGTTGGCAACCTAATTCTTTGAGACCAACCGTTCCTAACTATTTCCTAACGCTTTTTCCTAGCAAAGTCACTTTTTTAAACTAGGTACAACCTTAACTTTTCGATCATAAGTGTTCACCTGGCGTTCTGTTTTATGGCCTGAGAATATTTGCTTTTCTCTAGTGCTTCCTTCGTAGTCGCTAATTGATTTGGCTTTTAAGTCATGAAACGTGAAATCCAATGCCATTTGTGTTTTTGCTCGTGCTAGTTCCCGCGCATCCATCCAGCCCTGATCGAAACCTCTTCCGGTGTAATTCTTCCCATTCGCCTGGCAAATAATCCAACGGCTAATTATGTTTCCTGAACGCAGTGACTTAGCCAGTTCAATGGCTTTTTTAAGCCTTGGTGTCCATTCCTTAATTTGTTTAACGTTCGTTTTTCCTTGCTGTATAAAAATCCCTTCATCCCGAATTTGATCCCAAGTCATCGAAAGAACATCGCCTTTACGTGCTGCACAAAGGTAGCTTATTTCCATAGCAACCTGAACGTGAGTAGGGGCATTTTCTAGCACGGCATTATATTCCCAATCTTCAACGTATCTATCTCTGGCAGTTTCCTTAAACTGTTTAACACCTTTGCAAGGGTTCTGTTTGACTAGGCCCCGTTCGAACGCCCAGCGATAGCAACGAGAAAGAAATGCCTTTTCACGGTTGGCTTGTGTCTTGGACTTCGCCCCTCGCTTATCCATATACGCTCGAACGTGGCGCGGCTCTAACTTGTCCGGGTGTACTTTCCCAAAAACGGGCAAAACCTTTCGGCTGTACTTCAAATAGTCAGACTGAGTTGTTTTAGACAAATCAGCAAAATCAGCACTTTCAAAGAAGTCACCAACCAATCCCGCCAAGTTATCTTTCGCTTCAATTGCTTGCAGCGCTTCTTCATGCGCCTTTAATACTTCCCATGGCTTAGAATCTAACGAGCAAAGGCGAATGGCCCCGCCATTCTTAGGGTGAAACTCATAAGCTGACTTTCCCCGATATACTCGGGGAGGCATCCATGCATCTTTGCTGTTTTTCCTTTTGCTCATGCGGCATTCCAGTTAATTAAGGCGTCTGTATCAGATTGCTTTTCAACCATAGGGTTATGAACGTGGTGCCAGCACACCTTTATTTTCCCATCGGTTCTTTCAACAAAGAAAATTTTGTTTTTACTCAAGATTTCCTTTTGCTTACTCACTTGTTTGGCACCAGTAAGATCTTCAATTTCTAATTCGGTAAGAAAGTCGTTCATTTTAATACCTACTTGGTATTGGTATGTTTGTATTGTAAATAGGTTTAACTAGATCTATGTAATAAGCTTCAACCATATCAAGCAAATCGAGCGGCACGTTCGGCAAGAACCCTACATTATCGAACCGTTTCTTTTTTTCATTTTGATGCGTACTGAGTCTAGTTTTTATATTTCCGGTCTGGCCGACATAAACAATTTTTTGACTCTGTCTTAGAAAGTAAATTCCAGTTAAACCTTCTTTTAAGTCACGTTCGACTAGCTTTGGAATTCGCCCGGCTAACTTAATAAACTCACCACCATCATATTTGATAATGAAATCAGAAATTGTCATGTTTCCATTTTTAACCTTCATCGTATCTACAAGGCGGTTTACATTATCAATCACGACTCCCTCCAAGCAGCGCTTCACTCACTGCTAAATAGATAGGGCATTTAGGTTTAAAAATAAAGAAAAGATCATGTTGAATCATTCTGATTTTACCCCCCATTTCGCCAGTATAAAATTTTGTCATCACCCCCGTTCCTTGCGTATTCTAGTATCATGCTCTGGCGACTTTTGGCAGTACTCAAACCAATCCTTATTGCATTGCGACCAATCAGTTTCACCAATCTCTCTACACTCATATACTTCTGGTTGCTCCTTGCGTAGTTGCCTGAATGAGTCGGGGTCTTTTGTGTGACCACAATGCTCACAAACCCACTTATCAGATTCGTATGAGTCGTAGTCTCCCTGTTCAAAAGTCATGGTTTTAAAGTGGCACTTTGGGGCTGCTTCATAAATGGCTTTATTCATTTCCACATTCGCTTCTTCTAGCCCAATCACTGAATCAATGTCATATTCCATCACTCACCCCCTTTGCGTAGTTGTTCTAGCCAATTAAGTAAGACGGTTGTTGAAAAACGCGCTACATTAAAGCCAACCCATGAAGCAGAAACTATTGTCGAAAACAAACCAATTACAATAAAGACTGCCGCCCAATTGCCTATAACCAAATCAGAACTAGGGCCTTCCAATGTCAGTGAGTCATAAACCAAAAGCGCTAATATAACTAAATGATAAACCCACTCTATTTTTTTATTTTGGCGACTCACGACTCACCCCCTTTGGCTTGCTGTTCCATATCCCAATAAACAAAATCCATGAACGACTCAAACATATCGCCATATTCTAACCAGCGATTTCCGCGTTCCTGCGCTTTGGTAAGCTTACGAATTTTACCCATACCAAGATATTCAACCTTCCAAGTTGGGTGGCAGTTGGCTACTACTCCCGGTTTATCATGGTCAAAATTAACACCTATGTGGTGACCGCGATCTTCCGTGATAGTGCCGGGCTTACCGTCAACTAAAACCCTGCGCCCAAAACAGGCATTTACACCATAGTTGTTATTGACGTACTCAAAAGAATCTCTCACGACTCACCCCCTTTGCGCTTTCTTCCGGCCTTTCTCATTGAGTTAATCTTATTCTCAATTTTCTTGGCACAACTTAAGCATATTTCATCTTCACATATGTACCCAGTTCCAGTTGAATCAGAATCTATTTCAAACATATCAAAGCTGAATTTTTTTCCGCGCTTTACTTCTTTGGCGCAAATCTCACATTCAAACTTAAACATCACTCACCCCCTTTGCGTAGTTGTTCATCAAGCAGTTTATTCATGATTCACTTTCCAATTTAAAAACACTAACCACTACGTGCGTGTTATCTGAGTCAGCTATGACGTACACACATTTAGTATTTCTGTTATAGATAAAATACCTACCCATAAAACCAGCGCTCATAAAAGTTTTAGAGTGTAATGGGCATTGCTTTTTAATTTGCGATCTTTGCTTCTTTGTCGGCTTCTTCCCGCTAACAGGGAATACAGCATCTAGTGATCCGAACCTTTCAACAGCCCTTTCTTTAGCATGAGTAGATATTGTGAAAGGTTTCATTCGACAACATATACCGTTTCGAAAGCGGTGCTAGCCTTCACTGTTATTGTCATGATTCTTATGCACACTTGCGTAGTTGTTCTGAATATATATCAGCAAGAATGCTTGATTGCCCCTCATTCATTCCTGATTCAATACAAGAGTCGTAATAACCTTTGATCTTCTGCTCAATGGCGAATTTGTTTAGTTGAATTTTGGCATTTTCGTATGTCGGGTTATTCTCAAGATAGTCTTGAATATCAACTCTATCGCTTATTGAAATTATGCACATCGCATACTCATTGTTCCTCTTCTCCAGCCACTTCACCTGCTCATTAGCCTTTGCTAGTTGCACTGTTAGTTGCTCAATCTCACTTGCTGCCAGTCTCTTCATTTCACTGTGCCCGCAGTGCGATTTGTACCAATCTAAATATTCACTCACGCCACTCTCCCCATTTGCGCTTCATCTTCTATAGATAGAATTAAAGCTTTAATAAATGAAATGGTGCGGCCGCATTTTTCAGCGATGGTCGCAGCTGGTGTAAGTTGTTCGCGCTCACGTTGTACCCGTTCAACTAAACTAGGAGCCACGGAAACGGGCTTTCCTTTTACGATGATGATTCTATTCATGCTGCGCGTGCCTTATCGAAAGCTTCTTTACCCATGTAGTGTTTAGCCATCAGTTCAGAGCGGCTTTTTACATTGGCCTTAGTAAAAATATTGGTAACGTGGCGGCGAGTGTTTGACTCGCTTCGGCAAAGCGAATGAGTAATTTCAGCATTACTAAACCCTTGTATGACAAGTTCGAAAACTTTCTTCTCGCTATTGGTTAGGTTCATGCTTCATTCACCTCATCGCGATGAGTAGCTTCAGCCAACTTCTGATAAATAGCAGAAACATACTTAGCCTGGTGAATGGCATCGGCTAGGGCATTATGCTTTTCACCTTCAAACGGCATGTCTTTCTTGGGGTCGAAATTAAGAAGCTTGCGGCCTAACTCAACAATGGTTCGTACATCCATATCGCCGGCATAAGACCAGGGCTTTGATAGCTCTACGGATTTATAAGCGTTGCTTAAAATGACATTGTCAAAGGTGCAACCGTTACCCCATACGCGAATCTTATTAAATGCTTCAGCGTTATCGATAACAAAATTACTAAACCCCCTTAAAGCCTCTTTAAGACCTACGCTTTTGTCGTGATTAATTTCAGATCTAGCCTCATCGCTTTGGCCAAGCCACCATACAACCGTGCTTGCATCAATCTCACCATATTTTTCTGCACTCTCTAGCCAAATGCGCTCGTAAAATTTCTCACCTAACTCACCAGTAAGAGGGTTAAAGAATACCGCGCCGATTGACACGATAGCCGCGTTCGAGCCTTTGCCCATTGTTTCTAGGTCTAACATAATGTTGTTCATGGTATTTATTCCCGTTAGCCCCCGAGGGGGCCATTCAATTTAATTAAGCCGCTTTAGGTGGAACTAGCACATCACGTGCGCCGTTATGACCAGGCTTACTTACAATGCCTTCAGCTTCCAGCTGCTCAATCAAACGAGCGCCACGGTTGTACCCGATTCTGAACTTACGTTGCACTGCTGAAACTGATGCGCGTCTTGACTCGCGCACGAACTCAACCGCTTCATCGTAGAAAAAGTCTTTACCTTCGCTGTTAACGAAAGGGTTTGGATCTTCAGGTTCAATGGCATCAGATAAGGTAACGATATGTTTTTCGGTCAATCCAAACTCGGCATCAATCAACTTAATAAAGCCAAGCATGGTGCTTAAATACAGATAAACTTCAGAATCGAAGCGTGCGGACACCTGATCTTTTGGAATATCAGCCGCTTCTTCGAGAACTCGATCATTCAGCTTAATTCGGCTTACTGCGCCATCTTCGGAAATCACAGCGCTGAAAGCATCGTCATATTCAAACGCTACTTTCTGAACCAACTTGCCCGCATCTAAGTGCGCTGATACTTCGGCGCTATCTAGCTCTTGGTTTTTCACGCGAACTAAACCGCCAGTATCATCAGTTGCTTTTAACTCTGCTTCTTCTAACAGGTTGATAGTGTCTGGCGTGGTATCGGTAACCCAGCGCGTTAACTCTGCTTGTATGCTGCGGCGTGCAAATGGCACTACCGGCAAAGAACCCAGTGCTTTGCGAACCATGGCAAGCCAAACTTCGGCTTGTGAGTCTGAGCCAGCGTGAACAATCACTAAGTTGCTTTCAGGAATGATTGTGCCGTAAGTGTTTTTTCTGTCTGTGAAAGCTTGGGGTAGTAACTTATTGACAACCTCTTGTCTTAAGTCTGCCTTCGCTTTTTTGCCAACCACTTCACCCGTTTCAGCTTCAATGCGTTCAACCATTTCATCAACTTCAGCATTAACCACTTTTGCAGGTAGTAACTTTTCTTCTTTAACTAATCGAAAGGTGAAACAATTATTAGCAACGTGAGCGAACAGGCCGCCAATGCACCGGCCGAAACCAGTGGTCGCCAAATCGTGTGCACCACAATGGCGAAACTCATGTTCGGCCAAAGCGCTTTCAAGCATTTCACTAGACAAGCTTAAAGGCTTCGTTAGGGCGTAAATTTTTGCATTCTTAAACATGGCTATAGGTTCCTTAACAGGCGTTATACATAGAGCGATATTGTTTACACAGTGGAGCGAAAGGAATATCATCATCATACGGAAAATCGGGTTCACTCATCGGGGGCGCTTTCTGTTGCCCACCTTGTGCGTTGCCATTGTTGGAATTTCCGGTTCCGTATGAGGTGTTAGAGTTGTTAGGTCGATGCCCAGCCTGGTTGCTTCCTTGATGGCTTCCTTGCTGAAAGCCCGAATTGTTCTGCGCACCACCTTGGCGGCCACCCAGCATTTGCATTTGGTCAACAATAATTTCAGTGGCGTAACGGTCTTGGCCAGACTGATCTTGCCATTTGCGAGTCGCCTGTCTACCGCTCACATAAAGCTGTGAACCTTTCTCTGTATACTGGCCTATTATTTCTGCCAACTTGTCGTACGCGGTGCATTTTATCCACTCGGCCATCTCTTGCTTTTGACCTTGCTGATCTTTCCATGAGCGGTTACAAGCAATACTGAAATTAGCAACGGCTTTTCCATTTTGCATGTAACGAACTTCAGCAGAGTTTCCCAATCTCCCAATAAATTGGCAAAGGTTTAAATCATTCAATTCTTCTCTCCTAATATCTGACCTTTATCATTTCTTTTTAAAACCTTACCTTGCAGATGATCCTCAAACCGATGTAATCTCGAATGGCCAGAGCGAGTACAAAGAGCAAGATTGTTTTCGTTGTTGTTCTGCGTATTCCCATCTATATGGTGAACAACCTCATCGCTTTTTAAGTTTCTTCCTAACCTCGCTTCCATTGCAGCAACATGAACAGTCTTTCCCTTATGAGGGCCCCGCGTATACTCAACATAACCACTAGGCTTCAAAGTTGTTCCTTTAGCGTGTTGCTCTCCACGCTTAAGCGCCCCCAATCGCATATTTTCTTTGTGTTCATCAGAAAAAGAACGGCTTTTCCCTCTTGTGCCAGATCCTAATCGACCATCAGCCGCTGCTATCCTTACTGCTTCGCCTCTACTTCTAAGTATTCCTAGTTTCTTAAAGCGAAACCTAAGAGTTGATGCAGGTATTCCAGTTTCAGAGCTTACTTGCGGAATGCTAAGACCGCTCAGGTAAAGCTTTGCTTCTGGTGTGTTTACACCTTTTGTAGCCATGACTAAGCAGCCCCTAAATTAGAAGTTTTATTTGATGAAGGCACTTTGATAAACGAACGAATGCGGCGGTTTAAATTAGCCAGGCGAAGAACAGACTCTTCATTGTCAACATAGAAAACATCGTTAATATGCTGCCCACACACTACACCGGTAACAAACGAACAGTCGTTAGTGGTGCGAGTCATTTTTAATTGTGCGCCTTGATCATTTAATGCTTCAATGGTGTCGGCTAATGATTCCAAGTGGCTATTCGCCAATCGTTTGATTTCTAGTGTGCTCATGGTTATTATCCTATCTCTGGTGGCTGTACTATCTCCCAAAACGTTACAGCCGTTGGTTAGCGCCCCTTTAGTTAGGGGCGTGGTTTACTTTTCTGGGCGTTCGAACTTTTCGCCGCAATAGCAGCAGTGGCTTGCTAGAATGTTTATAGAGTCTTTTTTGAGATTCTTCTGCGGCGTACCATCACGCTTAATTGGGCGGTATTCATATTCTATGCTTGGGTTTGTAGGGGCGTACTGCCCCGTAGACAAAATAAACGCTCTGTCTTTCCACTCAACTTTAAATTCCTCAGCATTTTCGGGTATCTGCTTCTTGATATGCTTGGTAACTTCTTCCATCGTTTCTTCAAAACAATTACACATATTTTTAACTTCCTCTTTGATATAGGTTTGATTTAATCTGGCTTTACGCTTTTAATAGCTTCAACCAGCGATATAGTTGCCAGTAAAAGAAGGCATGGGCCTAGCAGAACCATTAAGTAAATCATGCTGCCACCTCATCAACTACCGCTTCATCTTTTGTAATTCGCACTTTCTCAAGCACTGAATAAACATCAGCAATATCAGCTTTGGTGAAGTAGTTGGCCTTAAGCGCCTCTTCACCAATAATGTTGAAAATACGGTTTAAATTAGTCAGTTCGCTATGGGTGAGGAATATCGGGAACTCTTCAGGCATCACGCGGCCTCGCTTAATGAAGGCATGAAATCGATTAACTCAAAGCCATCAGGGGCGCGGTTAAACGTTTCTAACGCGTTTTTAACTAGTGGTGCTATCTCGCTAGGAAAAGTTGCAGGTTTATCGCCGTGGTCATTCATAGCGATATTTACGCGCTTGAATTTATCACTCCACGTTAATGGCTGGTGGCTCATGATGTATGAAACCATTTCATTAACCACTTCGGTTTTCTGAAACTTCATCAGGCTTTTAAATGGCATTTTTACTGATTTGATAAGGGTCATTGATTTTTATCTCTCATCGGTGAATAAAATTCAGTTTCACTAGCATCTTTATGCAGTTGAAAAAAGGTTCACTACGAAGTAATCTTTCTTTCTAAATTTGATTCAAGAATAAAACCTTAATCTTTGAGGCTTCATACTGAATAGTTAAAATGTATTCATAATGAATTGCATTGTCAAGTCAATTCGTCTACATTTATAACCAATGATGATTCGAAGTTGATTAAAGTTATCTGTAAGTTGGTCGATAGGAACTTTCCGTAAAGGGAAATTTACTATCAAAGAGGATAATTTTATGAAGCATCAGATGAAAATCATTGCAGGTGTGGCCTTGGCTTGTTCTTTTCTATTGACCGCAGTTCAAGCTGAAGTTGTTGAAGAGCCCCGCAGCAAAGATTTGACAGCAAATAGTTCTGAGGGAGCGGTTTCTAGCTTCTGCCAGCGTTACCCACTGCTTTGCGCAGGAACGGATAACAACGGTGGTGGCAAAGAGCCCGGCACTAAATATGAGTCTTTACGAAATTCTTGATGTAGTTCAAGGCAACACCTTCAGAGCGGCGTTCTTGTCGCTCTTAATCTACTCTCTATACTTCGCCAGGCGCGACAGTTTCACAATTACACTTTGCCTTATGTGCATACTAAGTATGATTCATATGGTATTGGATTCATTAATGCTCAGTTGGTCTGACTCTGGTTATGACAAGCTAGTAATGCATACCTGGTATTTATTTTTTGCAGCCACAGACTTTGCTTTTGTGTTTTGCGCCTTCGGCCTCGTTGACCGATACAGAATACCAATGCAAAAAGCTTCCACTTTGATTGTAATGGCTTTTCTCGTGATGGGCTTTATCCAAGTTGCTAGGTACGCAGATAGAATAGTAATAAAAAGTGATGTACTTGGTAGTTTTTACGCCGCTTCCATTCCTGCAATAAACAGTTGTGTTACCGTTGCAATTTTGGTTTACTCAATAGGTGCTGTATGGATGCACAGATCTAATAAGACTAAGGAGAAGTAATGTTTAGTTGGATCGCACTATGTGTAATTTCGTCGTTTGGGGTTTATTCGCTTCACTACTTCATAACTCGAACCAGAACTGATTCCACTAAGGCTCAGAATGCCGAAGCCATTAACTTGGTTTCGGAAATGGTTCGCCTATGGCGCGTGGAAAATCTGAGCGCCTCTCAAAAGCAAGAGCGCTTGAATGACATTAGAGAGCGCATGATAGACTTTTGTGACAGAAGAGCTGCAGTTGCTCCAGTAATGCATGAAGATAACGTTGCTTATTTGAATGTATTTGGTGGGGAAGAAGATAGTAGCGAAAGAGGTAGAAAGAGTTCGGGGGCTTAACCCCCGCTCATCATTCCATTTTCAACAAGATTGTTAGCGGGTTCTTTTAATACGCTATCAGCGAATGCTTTTACAACATCATCCATTTTTCCAACAATCCTAATCTCTCTCATAAGATCCATATCAGATAGAAACTTTTCAGTTCTATCTAAAACCACCTCACGAGATATATAGCTAGATTTTATAGTTATAGCGTTGATATGTTCTTCTGGCCTTTTGCCAGTAATCAAATAAAACAAATTGTCACCAAGTATAGGCTTGAGCACTTCATTAATCTCTGCGATGTAAGAAATGCTAGGTTCTCGGTTGTCCCTTTCCCAGTTGCCCAAACTGCCACCTTCAACACCAACTTTCAAGGCGAGTTCCTTTTGACTCATTCTGGCTTTCTTGCGCAAATCCTTTATGCGTTCGCCCAATGTGGTCATAAACGGTTCCATTAAAACTATTCAATATGTTTATGAGTATATGTCACGTAGCGTGGATTGTCTAACTGTCAATCATTTTACTGCGCATTTTTTACACAGGAAAACAATTCAAATGAGTATTTGCAAAAAGATTCATAGCGAATTATAGTAATGCTACGTTATGAATTATTTTAGCTTGAAATGAATAGAGTAAAAGAACATCTAAAAGCACTCAACCTTAAGCAAAATCAATTTGCTGATTATGTTGGACTTAAGCCAATGACATTCAACAACTACATAAGCGAGCGTAGGACGCCTAATGTAGATATTGCTTGGCGCGTTGCTGTCGGCATAAAAAAACAATATGCACTAAACGGTCAAAGTTGCAACTTCGAAGATGTTTTTCCACCTGACTCATATCAGCAGGATAAAGCCGCATGAAGCAAGCACCACTAACGCTAACCGCTAACACTGAACAAGTGAGCCAGCTTCTTGCCGTTGTATCTGGCGCTAAACAAACATCACCGTTTACCGAACAGTTTACTGAAAGATTTCAGTTCCTTCTCGATACTGGCGATTTGTTGATTGAGGCGGGTAGCGTCAATTTCGGTGACAGCCCCGCACTGACAGGTGATCTCGTTATTGTTTTAAAGCCATCTGATGCTTTTCTTTGTCTTGCTACCGCATTTTTGGCAGGGAATGGGGATTTCAGCGTTTTCGATCATGAGTATTCCTTTTCTCAAAATATTGAAACTTCTGTGACTAAGTTTGAGAGATATGACTCAGTTGTTAATCAGAGTGATACCCGGTGCGTCCATACGGTCATCTTCAAAGATCCTGAATCTTTTAGTTCCAGCAGTAAGGATAACCTCATGCCCAATGGCGAGGTCGAACGTAGCGCTGCCGAAGTCGCTGAAATCGACGGTGACCCTAGTGTTACCGATTCTAGTTGAAGTAAGCACTACCGCATCACCGTTTTTTGAATTGTGTTCAATTTCTTTAGACATAAACATTCCTTTGCAAATGAAGACATGGAATTAAACAACGTAGCATAGGTGTAAAAAATGAGCAAAGTAGTCGAGTTCCCAGCACAACAACCAGTTGAAGATGAAGAACCCCAAAAGGAAGCGGCGTGATGGAAATTTTATTAGATAACTATTTGCTTATTGTTTGCGTTCTTGAATTTCTGATATTCGGCTTTTTCTATTTGGCCAAGCGCGAAGAACACAATTACTTAGATCTACAAATCTTCGGTTTTATAGCCGCATTAGTTTGGCCGGTCACTTCTTTTGTGTTGGGCGCAATAGTTATTGCCGCAATTTGCGTTCTGGCCTGCGCCGCTATTTTAAAATTTATAACCTACACACTAGATACGGTTTTTAGTCGTGAGCCTTACAAGCGCCCTGATAACCGCACCTGGTAAGTTTCCCTGCTTGGCTACGCAGTAAGTGGCCTTTTTTATTTGAGTAGTAGCAGTAGCGTTTGGTTCAGCGCTTTAAACAGCCTATATGTACCGCTTAACCGCCTGTCCACGGCGTTAGGACATATAGACCACTGATGTTCCAAGCTGATACGACAATGGGTTGGTGACCTGCACCAATGGCGATAAACGGGTGACACTTGGAGAGACAAGGCGTTTTGAGAAGGTGGTTGCGCGAGTGTTGCAACCAAGCGGCAATTAAAATTGAAGCTTACTGCGGCTTGGCAATGTAAGTGGAAAGGAGTGATGCAAAGTACTCACCCCGCCAGCCATCTTCATCAAAGCGTGAGCTTTAAAACGGTAACAATTGAGAATGTGATTGTTACAGGCATTAAAAAACCCCGCTAGCCGTGGAAAGCAAATTGCGGGGTTTAACGAATTAACGTCGAGGTAAGTATGACCCACACCGCTGAAATAATCAACTTCGAAAGGCCAGTCGTGAAAGCAGACATTGAGAACGGCTATGACAGGTTAGCTCATGAGCTCACTAATGCGTTAGCTAAAAACTGCGCCAGCTTATCAGGCTGCGAATATCAGGTTTTGTTCTCACTCATTTCTAAAACATTCCGGTTTCACAAAAAAGAGGATTGGGTTGCCAACATCCAACTTTCTGAAATCACGGGCATGAGTGAAGCACATATAAGCAAAACTATTCGAACGCTTAAAGCCAAAAACGTCATCATTAAACAGGGTAAAAAGACCGGCATTAACCCTGTAGTGAGTGAATGGAAAGTTAACCAATCAGTTAAGAAAGGAAATAATAAAAAGTTAACTAATCAGTTTTCAGAAGTTAACCAATCAGTTCGAGAAGTTAACCAATCAGTTGAAAAAACTAAACCGATTAGACCCCCACAAAAGAAAGAAACTATAACAAAAGAAATTAATACAAAAGAAAATAGTTTTTCTCCTGAAAAAATTACACTCCCTGAGTTTTTATCTAAATCACTATGGTTGGAATTTATCCAGCACCGCAAAGACATTAAAAAACCACTAACTGACTTAGCAACTAAGAAGTTGATTAACCAGCTCACCAAGGATTATGCCAACGGGTGTGATGTGGAAGATGCAATCAATATGTCTATCACCAGCAGATGGGCAGGGGTGTTTCCTAAGCAGCGAGGCCAAAACGGCCGCATGCCAGCCCCAGAAAACTTTACCGGTACCGATTACGGTGAAATTAAGGGGAATTTCTAAATGGCTATATGTGAAATTCACGGGGAATTTAAAAATAATGCCATTGCTCTGCATTCAAGTAATAGAGAACCTATCTGCCCATCCTGTGCAGTGCAGAAACTTCAACAGTTCAAAGAGCGTGGAGAGGAAACGAAAGGGCACCACGCCCTAGAGGCTTTTAGCGCTGAGCTTAGCCCTCGGTTTAAGCATGTCTCTCTTGATAGCTTTACTGCCCCAACAAATGAGCATAAGCGCTTAGTTGATATTGCTAATCGATTTGTAAAACGCTTTTCCGATTTGAATTGTTTGCCAGGGGGAATGGTGTTGCTCGGGGAACCCGGAACGGGCAAGACTCACTTTAGTATTGCCATAGGCCGAGAGTTGGCAGCAATGGGATTAACTCCAAAATACTTTACCGTTTCAAACTTAATCAAACTGGTTCGCTCTGGTTGGGGTGAGAAGGGCGGCGAGGGTATAGAACTAAGTAAATTGTGCCACTACGACTTGCTTATATTAGATGAGGTTGGGGTTCAATCTGGTAGCGCCAACGAGAAGAAGATAATTTGCGAAGTTATCGATGGGCGATATAACGCCATGCGGCCAACGATTTTAATTTCAAACCTTGATTCAAACGGTGTCGCCAGCTACGTGAGTGAGCGCAGCGTAAGTCGTGTGCTTGAAAATGGTATGCAACTGCCATTCAAGGTTCCTAGTTTTCGTGGGGTAGCAGCATGAACAATCCATTACCCACAGGCAAGCAAATCGAATACATGAACTTCATTGATAAATTCATTGAAGAACAAGATAACTTCCCATCGATAACCATCATTGGCGAACACTTTGGTGTTAACCCTAATTGCGCAATGGATCACCTGAAGGCGCTTAAGAAAAAAGGCTACGTGGAAATGTGCGAGAAAATGCAAAAGTATCGCCGCACAAGCGGTTTTAAGTCTTTCATGAGTATTCGCCAGGCGAGGGCAGCGTAATGAGTAATGATTTATGGGCAACACCCCCAGCAGTGTTTAACGCGCTAGATTCTGAGTTTCGTTTCGCGTTTGATGTTTGTGCCGAAGATGAAACCGCAAAGTGTTCAGACTATTGGACCATAGAAGATGACGCGCTTTCTCGCCAATGGGCAGTGGCCGGTTCAGTTTTTGAGAATAGGATTGGTGGTTATCTCTGGTGCAACCCGCCTTATAGCAAAATCACCCCATGGGTAATAAAAGCCATTGAAGCGCAAGCCGATGGCCGTGGCACTGTGATGCTCGTCATGTGCGACCCATCAGTTAAATGGTTCAGTTTGGCCGCGCAGTTCGCTAGTGAAATTCGATTCATCACAGAAGGTCGCTTAGCCTTTCATAAGCACGGCGTTCCTCAGTCGGGTAACAACAAAGGTTCCGTAATATTTGTATTCGACCCGCACCGCATTGGCGCTGGGCATGTGTCTTTTGTTACGCGTGAAGCTCTACTAAGCAAAGGTGAATTAAATAACTTGGAGTGCGTAGCATGAGTCAGGAATTAGAAAGTTTTAAGTACCCGTCAAAGGTGAAGAAGGAAAGCCAATCACCTGAAATGAAAAAGCGCATGAATAGCTTGAAGCAAATAGAAGAACGGGCAATCGAAAGCGCTATACCCATGAATGATGCTGATTACTTTGAGCAGCTTTGGAATGAGGTGGAGTGATGATTAACGAAAAGAGAGAGGCGAGGCTTCGACTTGCTGAAGCAATTTTAGTTTACCAAATCGAAAAAGCCCGCGTGATAGTTGGTAGGTTTCTTAGTGGGCCGCCCTGTATTGATCCTTACCTTCCTTTTAAAGCCGAGCAAGCAGCGCAGTTAGCATACTTCAAAGCGCTAGGCTATGAATGTAAGCCTCACTCCAAGCCAACCATTCGAAAACGTGATTTCATTTTTATTGGAACCCCGCCACGAATGATTGATGAAGATAAAGAAAAGCTGGCTATCGCTTTAGAAAAAGCGGGTGGTATAAGCGTGGTAAATAATGTTTAGCGGAGTGCCACAGGTAGCGGCACCCATCAAACCTATTGTGCCCCAGCGTGTAGACGTTAAAACCGTTGCAGAGTTGGTGCTAAAGCTTGAAGGCTGTAAGTCTGCCGCCGCCAGAGCCTTACGAATAGATAGAGTGACGCTGTATAACTATTTGAATGATACAAGTAACGAATACCATGAAATCCGTTTTCACAATGGCCGCTATCAACTGTTAACTGTTCTGGGTACCGCTAAATGAAATACCTCGCCATTAACCTAAATGACAGCGCCATTAAAACGCATGCAAAGGATCATAACGTAAGCGAATTGCGTGATGTTAAAAACCCAATTTGCTTACGCTTCCATAAAAGCCGTGATAAGGCTACGTGGTGTTATTTTGTAAATAAGGGCAATACCAAGCAGCGAACCCGTTTAGGTTACTGGCCCTCACTTAAAATGAAAGATGTGGTTGCCATGGTGCCAAGTATTATTGAAAAACTTCATCACGGTAAAGAGGTGCAGAGTAGTAATTTTAAAACCGTGGGTGAGTTGCTTACCTGGTACGCCCAGCGCACTGAAAAGGAAATGCTTAAAAGTAAGAGCCGCCGCAAAGGGGTGTTAAGTGCCATCGATAAGCACTTGTTACCCCGCCTTGGTAGCGTGAGTATTAACGCCGTTCGCAAGCAAGCCATAGATGAGCAGCTTATTTTGCCACTGCAAAACCAGCACCTTAAGCCCTCAACCATTCGCCAATACTTCGCCATATTAAAGCGGGTATTTGCTAGTGCTAAGGAATTAGAGCTTATTTCAGTAAACCCAATGGCGGGTATGAAATTTCGTGATCACGTTCAGCGCCGAATTGAACCCAAGCAAAGCCGTTTATTGGTTGATGATGCAAAAGGCGTATTAGAACAATTGGTACCGGTTTCTGAATCTACTCGAGTAATGCTGTTATTCATGCTGATGTTTGCAACCCGTATCGGTGAGACTCGCCAGCTACGGTGGAGCTACATAGATTTAAACAGTGGCCTTATCACATTACCCGAAACGGTAACCAAAACGGGTGTGGTTCACATTCTACCTATTACCACTCAAGCCCACGAAATGCTAAGCGAATATAAAGCCCATAGCCGAGGTGATTATCTTTTTGGTGGGGCTGAACCTATTAGCTCAAGTGCTGCAGATAAAGTGGTTAGAGAAGTATCAAAGCGCAAATGGTCTGCCCATGATTTGAGGAAGGTGGCACGCAGTGTATGGGCAACGATAGGGGTTGATTATTGGGTTGCTGAACGATTGCTAAACCATAAGCAAAAGGGGCTTGATTTGGTGTATATCAATGCTGACTCAATGACGGTTAAGCGTGCGGCATTAGCGCAATATCATACGTGGTTATTTGGTAGTAAACCCGTCCTTATCCCGTCCATGGAAAATCACAGCGAAGGCGAAAACAATAATAATTACAGTAAGGTAGCGTAGTTTTGGCGTTTTCTAATATGGAATACACAAAACAGCATAAAGCCCCAATCAAGAAGGCTCAAGAACAATGAATCTAGTAAGCATAAAGCCCCTTTCAGTTAATAAGGCATGGAAGGGTAGACGCTTTAAAACAGATGCCTATAAAAGCTATGAGTTATCGACTAAATGGTTGCTGCCAAATACGCTTGTTATTCCTGATGGCCGCTTACAAATTTACTTGAAGTTTGGGTTTAGTAGCGCCGCATCAGATTTCGACAATCCAGTGAAGCCCTTCGTTGATGTACTTCAAAAAAAGTATGGTTTTGATGATAAGCGCATTCGCCGAGCAATTATTGATGTTGATGATTCGTGCAAAAAAGGCGAAGAGTATATTGAATTTGAATTAACAGCGTTGGTGGCTTAAATGGCTACCGCGCTGATTATTTTTATATCTCAGTTCGCTGTAGTTTTCTTACTGGGCATTCAAAGCTTAATGGTTAGAGATTCAAATTGCTGGGGTTCTGCCATCGGTGCTGTTTTCATCGGTGTAAGCCAGTTCTTTGTGTTTTCTATCATTGGTGGGCTTAGTGCTAATGGTATGTTCACCAGTGAAGGGGTAGCATTCTTGTTAGCCGGCCCGTTCGCAATTGTTTCATCAATAAAGATGCACCCTGTTTTGGTTGCATGGTTTTCTGGGAGTAAAGCGCATGGCAAAAGGTAGACCGACCCAAGGCGGTATAATAATAAAAGAAGCCAGAACTAGACGCGGTTATTCTAGGGTTGAGATTGCCGAGTTAACCGGCTTCGCAGTCAATACTATATATAACTGGGAAACCGGCCTTTCGCGCCCACCATTTGATGATGTTATACTTATTGTCGAAATGCTTCATTTCTCTTTGGTGGAAATTGAGGGCCTACGCCATGCCGCTTAAAACAATAAAACAAGTAAGAAAGGATCTTAGGGTTTGGGGTTCGTTCTGGGCCAGAGCCGAACAAGGGCAGGGTTATGCGAAGCAGTCAGTAACCGCCCGAATATGTGAAATGCTCAGAACTGAAGTTTTAATATCATCCGACCTTCACTTATTTAGCCACCAGGCTGATAACTTATTTGTACCCGAGCACATTGAAGAAATCGGCAATGTGGTTGATAAGCTGCCGCACAACTTTAAGCTTGCGCTAAAAGATAAGTACATAAAGAACAAAGTACGCAATGATTACTACCTAAGAGAAGCAGAAAACCTCTTAATTTCGCGCTTAAACTAAGTAAAACACCATATTTTGCATTAAAAACACCAGATGTTGGGAAAAAAGCGCCATCTGAAAATGGCATAATTCATTACTCTGGTACTAGTTACCACTACAGCCCTAATCATTCGATTGGGGCTTTTTTATTTAAGGTATCCAAGTGAACTACGCAAAACTTTTCAGCCAATTAAAAAGGCATGAAGGCTTGCGCTTGTCTGCTTATAAATGCTCTGCGGGTTACTGGACTATCGGTTATGGCCGAAACCTAGAAACTAATGGGTTATCCACATCAGAACAATACGCCTTACTAGGTGAAGGCCATCTAACCATTCAGGAAGTTATTGATCGGTTAAAGGTGGCGCCAATCACCGAAAAACAAGCCGATGTGCTATTTCAGAATGATTTAGCTAACGTTGAAGAGAACTGTTACCAGGCATTTTGTTTTGCTGGTCATAATGATGCCCGCCGAGCGGTTATTATTAATATGGTTTTCCAAATGGGCTTAAAAGGTGTGTTGAGCTTTACTAACACATTAAAAGCATTTGACGCTAAGAATTATAATGAATGCGCTGATCAGATGCTTGATAGTAAGTGGTTCAAAAAAGATACACCATCCCGCGCCCAAGAGCTGGCCGATCAGATGCGTTCGGGGGAATGGCAATGAATTGGTCAGACTTAGGTAAACAGGTTGCAGACTTTGCGCCTTTACTGGGAACCGCGTTAGGTGGCCCATTGGGTACGGGGATCGGTTCTATTGTCGCATCTACCTTTGGCACGGGTAATGAGCCTGAACAAATAGCCCAAGCTATTGTCGCTGATCCTGATTCAGCATTAAAGCTAAAGCAAATAGAGCTTACCCATAAAGCCGAGCTAGAAAATATTGCTTTAGAAACCACCAAGTCCGAGCTGGCCGACAAGCAGAACGCTAGACAGACCCATAACCAAAGTAAGATGCCAGCAATATTAAGCATTGGCCTTACTTTGCTTATTGTTTTGATTATTTACCTACTATTTTTTCAGCCAATCCCTGAAGGCGCCAAAGAAGTGCTTTATATGTTATTGGGTGTTGCAGTTAAAGAGTGGGGCGGTGCTATGCAGTATTGGTTCGGCACTACTCGTTCAAGTAGCGAAAAAACAAAAATGCTAACCAGTATTAAGAATTAGTCTAAAGGCTAATTTATAATGGAGCATCATTTGCATGAACATGTTGTTGAAGCCATAAAAGGACACAGCAACATGATTACTCACGAACCAACAGATAGAACATTCACCATGACCGATAAAGCATCAATTACAACTTATGTCGGCGGTGGATTCTCAGCGCTTTGGGGCGTAATGACCTCGCAAGAATTCGGCATATTGGCCGGTGTTTTTATTGGTGTGGTCGGCCTGTTAGTTAACTTCTACTTCAAACTGCGTGATGATAAGTACAAGCAAGCTGAAGAAATTCGAAAACAGCAGCTTCACAATCTGACTATTAGAGAAATGGCAGAGATGGGGAGCACAAACGAGGATTGAGCCCCATGGCTTACTCAACCATCAACACCCCCGATGGATTAGTAGTTGAATCCGAAATAAACACTGCCACCCTCAAAGTATATAGCCCTCTCCGTGGTCGTCGGCTCTTCACTTGTCAGATTTCACATGCAGGTAACAGGCTTGCCCGCATATCCAATGGAAGCGGCCAGTACAGTTTTAAAATACGCGTTGGCATTCAGAAGTATTTAAAAAGCACCAATTTCAGCCGGTACACTTTCGAACGTGGTAATCCCGAAGATGGGCTAAGACCATTAGAGGGCGAGGTTTAATAATGCCCAGTAAGCCAGCCAAAGCATGTAGGGTAAGCCGATGCCCTAACTTAGTGTTCAGTAGTAAGTATCAGGGGTACTGTGAAGCCCACAAAGATAAGGCAGGCTGGTTCGCTAATGAGAAGGCCAAAGGTAACCGCCATCAGCGTGGATATGGTAGAGACTGGGAGTTAATCCGTAAGCAAGCATTGAAGCGTGATGCTTATCTTTGCCAGTCATGCAGGGCCACAGGTAAATATATTAAAGCAACAACAGTGGACCACATCAAAGCAAAAGAACATGGTGGCACTGATGCAATGAGCAACCTTCAATCTCTTTGTGATAGTTGTCACAAAGCCAAGACCGCAAGAGAACGCCATGCCGATTATTAATATATGTTCAGGTGAATCTGATAACCCCTCGATTACTAACCAATTAAAGGTTTCAGTAGGCGATGTTGCTATTGATCATGTTAAATCAATAGATATACATAAAATTGAACCAGAAAATATTGTTACTGCAACGATTGTTTGTGCAGTAACGCTAGGAAACGGCGAAGGGGAGGGGTAGGTCAAAAGTCTGGAGCCTTTCCACACAGTACCGCCGCCCTAGCTTTTTTTACACCCCCGCAACTTCCAAACTTTTTTTTGAGAACGAAATTATGGCATCGCCTAAACCGGTACCGACAGCATTGCGCTTGATAAAAGGTAACCCGAGCAAGCGCGCCATCAACAAGCAAGAGCCGAAACCGCAACGCGGGATACCACGCTGTCCCGCTCACTTAGATTCTAAAGCTAAAACCGCATGGAAAAAGTTATGCACCCATTTAGATAAAATGGGTGTTCTTACTTTGGCCGATGAAATGGCTCTTGAGGTTTTGGTTTCAGTTTATGCGCGCATTCGTGACCTACAAAAGCAAATAAAAGATCACGGTGGCACTACCTATGAATCAACACGTGAGGATGGTGCTGTTTTTCATAAAGCATTGCCGCAAGTTCAACAGCTAGAAAAAGCAGAAAGTACATTTCGTTCTTACCTTACTGAGTTTGGTTTAACGCCCAGCGCTAGAGCCAAACTGAAAACGGAAGAAGAACCGCCAGGTGATGACCCCTTAGCGAAGTATGATGTTTAATGGCTACGTTGGAAAGTGCGTGTCAATACGCAGATGATGTATTGGCCGCTAAGGTTGTTGCATGTAAGTGGGTTCGTCAGGCATGCAAAAGGTTTCTGTCAGACTTAGAGAAATATACGTTTGATGCTGAAAGAGCTCAGCGAGTTTTAGATTTTTTCCCTGATTTTATAAGGCATGTTAAAGGTAAGTTAGCCGGTCAGCCTTATGAGTTATCTGATTGGGAAGCTTTCATACTAATAAACCTTTTTGGTTTTGTTGATGAAAATGGAAAGCGTAGGTTTAGAACCGCCTATGTTGAAGTTGCACGCAAAAACTCTAAGTCAACATTTTGTTCAGGCATAGCGCTTTTTATGACCGCCTTTGATAAGGAGGGCGGCGCCGAAGTTTACAGCGCGGCGACCACTAGGGATCAAGCCAGAATAGTTTTCGGTGATGCGCAAAATATGGTGCGCAAGTCTACACCGCTAAAGAAAGTATTCGGTGTTCACAAGTTAAATATTCATCATATTAAGAGCGCCTCAAAGTTTGAGCCTCTTTCATCAGACGCCCAAACCCTAGATGGCCTGAATATCCATTGCGGAATAATGGACGAAGTTCACGCCCATAAGACGCGAGAAGTTTGGGATGTTGTTGAAACGGCCACAGGTGCTCGTGAACAACCCCTAATACTCGCCATTACAACCGCTGGTTTTAACAAGCAAGGCATCGGCTATGAGCAACGTGAGTACGTTACAAAAGTGCTTGATGGCGTGGTTGATGATGATACTTATTTTGGCATTATCTTTACGATTGATGAGGATGATGATCCTTTTGACCAAGAGGTTTGGATTAAAGCTAATCCCAACTTGGGCAGAAGTAAAAAGCTTGATGATATGCAGCGCTTGGCGAAGAAAGCCAAGGAAATGCCCGCCGCCCGGAACAACTTCTTAACTAAGCACCTTAATGTTTGGGTTACCGCCGAAACAGCTTGGTTAGACATGGTTAAATGGGAAAAGCTGGATGAGCGTGGCAGCTTAGAGCGCCTTAAAAACTTACCTTGTTATATTGGTTTGGATTTAGCAAATAAGCTCGATGTGGCCGCCGCTGTTGCCGCGTTCCCTGATGGCAACAAAATACATTTCCTCTGCAAATTTTATTTACCTGAAAATACAATATTTTCAAAGTCCCGAACTATCGGGAATATGTACGATACCTGGTCTAAGCAAGGTTACTTAACTTTGACTGATGGCGACATTATTGATCATGAGTACATTGAGCATGACCTTCGTCAGATGCTTACTGATTTTGACGTTAAGGCCATTGGCTTTGATCCTTGGGGTTCTACTCAGATGGCTATAAGGCTTTCTGAAGAAGGGGCCCCAATGGTGGAGATACCGCAAACAGTAAAGAACCTTTCAGAATCTATGAAAGAGGTAGAGGCGAAGGTTATCAGCGGTGAAATCCTAAAAGATAAAAACCCAATGATGGATTGGATGGCTTCAAACATCGTTGTGAAATTGGATAGAAATGAAAACTACTTCCCAAACAAAGAGCACCCAGATAATAAAATTGATGGGATGGTTGCTTTGTTCATGGCGGTGAATCGAATTATTGCGAACAGCGATGATGAAATACAACCAAACATAAGATAAAAGAATGGGCATCATAGATAGACTATTTGGCACTAAGAATGATAACGCGGTGACTTCAAAGGATCTCGCAAATCTGCTTGGTTCTTGGTATGACGCCGACAGCGGGGTTCAAATAACCCCTTCTAATTCACTCCAAATAACCACAGTCTATCAATGCATAAAAGTGTTGGCAGAATCCATTGGAATGTTACCTCTTTCTATTTTCATGGAGTCGGAAAATTTAAAAAGTAAAGACTTAAAGCATCCGCTACACAGGCTTTTAAAAGTAGGTCCAAATGATTATCAAACCGCTCAAGAGTGGAAAGAAATGGTCATTGCGCACCTTTGTTTGCGAGGTAACCACTACAGCTATATAAACAGAGTGTCGGGTAAAGTTGTAGAGTTATTGCCCTTGGCCCCCGGCTCGGTTTCGTTATCCCTTAACGATGACTATACCGTTCAATACAGAATAACCTTTAAAAATGGCGAAACAAAGCCAGCTGAAGCGAGTGAAATTCTTCATATAAAAACATTTTCTACTGACGGATTGGTTGGCGTTAGTCCGATTACACAAAATGTAAATTCATTGGGGCTTGCTAAGGCTACCGAAAAGCATGGTTCATCAATATTTAAAAACGGCGCTAAGCCATTCGGCGGGCTTAAAACCAACCAAAACTTAAAAGATGAACAGTATGATCGTTTAGTAAGCCGCCTTGAAAATCATCAAGGCGCCGATAATGGTTTTAGACCATTGATACTTGAAGGCGGTTTGGAGTGGGTGCAAGTATCGATTACTCCTGAAGATGCTCAGTATTTAGAAACCCGCAAGTTTCAACGAAATGAGATATGCGGAATTTACCGCGTCCCGCCCCATATGATTGGGGACTTAGAGAACGCCACCTTCTCTAACATAGAGCATCAGGGGCTGGAATTCGTAACCCACACATTAATGCCATACCTAACCCGTATAGAAAACCGGATTTTATTCACTCTTTTAACTGAAAATGAGCAGTTAAACCGGTATGTAAAATTCAATGTTAATGCTTTGCTTCGAGGTGATATGGCCGCCCGCGCTGATTTTTATACAAAAATGGTGCAAAACGGTGCTTTATCACCAAACGAAATTAGACAAAAAGAAGATATGAACCCGCGTGAAGGCGGCGATGTTTATCTAACCCCGCTTAATATGGCTGTAAATGGTAAGCCAATAGAGGAAAGCGCAGATGCAAACAAAAAATAAGTTTCACGCTGGCCTTAAGATTAAGTCAGTTTCTGATACTGGCGAGTTTGAAGGTTATGGCTCCGTGTTCGGCGTCAAAGACTCATACAGTGACATTGTTGTAAAAGGGGCTTTTAAAAAGTCCCTTGACCGTTGGGCTGAGAAAAATTCATTGCCGTCACTTTTATGGCAGCACCGTATGGATGAGCCAATTGGTATATATACGGAAATGAAAGAAGATGAAAATGGGCTAATGGTAAAAGGTCGCCTCCTTATTGATGATGATCCTTTGGCCAAGCGTGCCCACGCCCATTTAAAAGCCGGTTCTATAACCGGGTTATCGATTGGTTATAGTCTTAATGAATATGATTACGATAACGAAAAGGATGCTTTCATTTTAAAAGATTTAGATTTGTGGGAGGTTTCGTTGGTCACCTTCCCCGCAAATGAAGAAGCTAGAATATCTGATGTGAAAAAAGCCCTTAACGGGGGTGAAATTCCTCAACCTGCCTTAGTTGAGAAATGCCTGCGAGACGTAGGTTTTTCACGATCACAGTCCAAAGCCTTTATGGCTGATGGTTTTAAGGCTCTGCGAGACGCAGATTCAGACCGTATTGCTGCACTAGCAGCGCTTAAATCCATTACTATTTAAAGGTATAAACATGACTACTAATGTAGAATTTAAAGAAGTTGCCGAAGGAATTCAGGCCAAATTTGATGAGTTTAAAGCCGCCAATGACAAGCGTTTAGATGCTATCAGCGCTGAAAAATCATCATTAGAAAGCACCGTTGACAAGCTCAATGAGCAGGTCACGGAATTTGAAGCATATAAAAAGCAAATGGAGCTTGAACAGAAGCAGCGCAACCGTCCAGGCATTAGCGATTCAGCGGCGGCGGAATATAAGGAAGGCTTTCTTAAATTCATGCGAAAAGGTGATTCTTCGTCAATTGAAACGAAAGCAGTAAATACCGGTTCTGATGCTGATGGTGGCTTTGCTGTTCCTGAAGAACTGGATCGCTCTATCCTTGAGTTAGAGCGTGACATGTCGCCTATGCGCCAAGTTTGTCATCAGATCACAATTTCGACGGCAGATTACAAAAAGTTGGTTAATAAAGGCGGAGCTGGTTCTGGTTGGGTTGGAGAAGAAGCAGAGCGTCCAGAAACCACGGGCCCTTCTTTGGCGCAAATCACTGCGTTTATGGGTGAGATTTACGCTAACCCAGCGGCAACCCAAACATCGTTAGATGATATTTTCTTTAATGCTGAAGCTTGGATACAAGGTGAAGTAGCAAAAGAATTTGCAGATCAAGAAGCCGTGGCGTTTTTGTCAGGTAATGGCACCAATAAGCCAAAAGGAATGTTGGCTTATACGCTTTCCACCGCCGCTGATAAATCTCGAACTTTTGGTCAGTTGCAAAAAGTTGTAGCATCTGGGACTACTTCAGTTACAGGTGACAACCTGATTGATCTTATCCACTCTGCGAAGGCTGGTTACCGCCGCAACGCAAGCTTTATGATGAACAACATGAGCGTAGCTGAAGTTCGTAAGATTAAAGATAACGATGGCAACTATTTGTGGCGCCCTGGTTTAGAAGCTGGCGCTTCATCTTCACTTCTCGGTTACTCAATTGTTGAAAACGAAGATTTGGCCGATATGGCCGCGAACGCCAACTCAATTCTGTTTGGTGATTTTAACCGCGGTTACACAATTGTTGATCGTATTGGTACTCGCATCTTGCGTGACCCATACACCAATAAGCCATTCGTGCATTTCTATACTACTCGCCGCACCGGCGGAATGCTAACCGATAGCAACGCTATCAAAGTATTGAGCATGGCGGCGTCATAGACCCGCTTATTAGCTATTAACGAGGAAGGGCGGAGAAATCCGCCCTTTTTATTTATGAAAGCACTTAAATCATTTAAATACAGCCTAACTGGCAACGATGTTACCACCATTAACGAAGGTGATGAAATACCCGAAATCGCCTTGGGTTATGCTAAAAACAATGGATTTGGCGAAGAGACAGGCGCTAAAAAGGCGCAAAAACCCGCCAACAAGGCGACTCAGCCGCCATCTAACAAGGCAAAATAATGCTATTTCCTACACTGTCAGACCTCAAAGATCACTTAAATATAACAAGCGACGATTATGAATTTGATAGTGAGCTTCCCCGCCATTTGGCTGCAGCACAGGAAAAGGTGAAGGCTTACTTAAACCGTGATGTGTTTGTTTCTTTGCCGGACTCACCCTCTGATACTGATATTTTATTAAATGACAGCATCAGCCGAGCAATTTTAGAAATCGCCGGTTATTACTTTGATGCAAAGGGATCTGTCGATGCGTCAATGGTAAATAACATGCTCGATGCATTCGTAGGCCACTTACGCTTAAGCTCTTTCTCATGATTAAAACCCGATACCTTACTAATAAAGCTGAGTTTCAAAAACCAGTTAAAACAAAAGATGCATCAGGCGAATCGGTAGAGACATGGCAAACTATCGCCACTCGAATGGTGGATATACGAGCAAGTGATAGTGAATCCACCACTGAGAGTGGTGCCGATTATGAAGTGTCTAACTTAGAGCTTCGAACTCGCTATTCCAGCGTTCTAAGAGACGCCATAAAAACGGGGTATCGAGTCATTATAAACGATAAAAAATACACTATAAGCCAGCTCGGCGATGTATTTTCCCGTAAGCAGCTAACCTATTCCTTGAGCAACTATGAGTAGTTCTATTAAGGGGTACGAGAAAATAGCTAAAACGCTTAAGAATTTAGACAGTAAGAGCGCCAATAAAGTTGTTCGCCGTGGCGTGTCTAAGATGGCTCAAGTAGTCAGAAAAGAAATGAGGCGTAACGCCCCTCGCCGCACCGGCCAGCTGAATAAAGAACTTCGGTATAAGGTAAGCAGAGATAGGCAAGGTGGTTTTACTGCTCAAGTGGGCGCTTTCAATAAGGCTTACTATGCCGCATTTTTAGAGAACGGAACTAAGCCCCACAAGATACCCAAGAAAAAAGGTGCCAAGGTTGTCCTTAATGGGCGAGTTGTTCAAAACATAAATCACCCTGGCACTAAGGGGAGCAAGTTCATTTCTAAGTCGTTTCAAAAAAGCCGCAAGCGTGCTGTAGAAGAAGGCGGGAAGGTAATGTTTCAACTGATGGCTAAGTTATGAGTTCAGAGAGAATTAATACGGTATTAACCGGGTTGCCCGCCCTCACATCCGAGGTTGGTGAAAGGATAGAGTTGGCCCCAGTTGATCAGGGTATGAAAACCCCGTTCGTTTCATATCAGTTTGAAGGTGACGATCCTATTAGTGATATGTCAGGCATTGCCAATATCACCCGTCAAGACTGGGTTATTTTTGTAACGGCGAAAACCTTTAGCGTAGCTGAACGAATTAAAATAGCCGTAATCAATAATTTCACTGGTCAACATTCAGAGTTTTATGCGCGATTTATAGACTCAGAGCATAGTTATGATACTGATTTAAAAACCCACCAGTTCGCCCTAAATTATCGCGTAACTTATTAAACAACTTTTAAATTAAAAGCCCAGCCAAAGCGCTGGGTTTTTTCGTTAACCCGAGGAAATAAAATGGCTAGTACAGCAATTAGCGCGCAAGGTTCAACCCTAAAAATAGATGATGCCACTCCGGGCACACCAGACACTTTAATTGGAAATTTAATTTCCTATTCAGGCTTTGACGGTGAGGCCGGTGAAATTGACGTATCCAATCTTAGTTCGGCGGCTAAAGAGTTTAAGTTGGGATTAGTTGACAACGGCGGGTTCAATGTCGAATGGCATGTGGATCTTGAAGATGAAGGTCAGGTTATCTGTCGAGAAGCCGCCATAACTGGTGAAACCAAAAAGCTACTACTTACCCTTCCCAACTCTAAGACCGTTGCGTTTTCAGCGCTGATAAAAAATGCCACAAGTTTGAATGGTGCAGTTGATTCGGCTTTATCCGGAACAATGTCCATTAAGATCTCCGGCGCTTTGGAGTACGCGTAAATGTTTAAAGAAATTGAAGTTTCATTCCCTGGCTTTAAATATCCCGAATGCAAGCTCCGCGAGTTGAGCATTTCCCAGTTGAGGCGTGCCCCAGAAGGTGATGCGTTTGAGACAATGCTGTATGCGGTGGAGTGTGGTTTATATAACGCAGCTGGCGATAAAGTAATTACTAGTGAATACACCCTAGATAATTTCACCGATGATTGCCCTCAATCGTTTATTGAAAAGCTTGCCTCTGCCTTTGAAGAATTGAATTCACCCAATGATGAACAGGCGCTAGAAGTAGCAAAAAACTCCTAGCCCAACCCAGCGAGTTATTCACTTTTTATCTCGCTGAAAGGTTGGGTAAAACCATTTCTGAGTTGGAAGCTTCGGTTGGTCCACAAGAAATGCTTAAGTGGCAAATATTTTTCCATCAAGACCATTGGCGAAACCGGGTTAAAACCGAAACTGCCGAAGGTAAGTCTAACGCAATACTTTCACTTCTAATGGGTAAAAATGGCTAATATTGGACGCTTAACCGTAGATTTACGGCTTGCATCTCAAAAGTTTGACGCGAGCCTAAAGAAGGCTACGGCGAACCTTGGCACCTTTAGAACTAGAGCTAATAGCGCCATTAAATCAATGGGTGGTATGCAAGGCCGTATCGCAGCCTTAGTTGGTGTGGCTGGCTTTGGTGCGATGATTTCCAAAAGCTTGGAGGCTGGTGATTCAATTGCGAAAATGTCAGATAGGCTTGGCATTAGCACCGAAAACCTTTCTGCGTTCCAGCATTTGGCACAATTGAGCGGCGAGTCAATAGAGGGCTTTGACAAATCTATTGAGAAAATGGTTCGTTCCATTGGTGAAGCCGAAAGAGGAATAGGCACGGGGAAAGTCGCCTTCGAAGATTTGGGAATTTCTGTTGATCAGTTTGCGGGCAAGAATGCAGATGAGCAGTTTCTCATTATTGCGGATGCTATCAGCAGCTTGGAGAATGAAACACTTCAAGCCTCATTGGCATCAGATATATTTGGCCGCTCTGGAATTAAGCTTTTAACCACAATAAAAGCGGGTAGGGAGGGCTTTGAATCCGCCCGTGAAGAGGTTGATAAGTATGGCCTTGCGTTAAATCGAGTAGATGCCGCGAAAATTGAAGCAGCCAATGATGCAATCCTTCGTGCTAAGCAGGCGATGAAAGGTGTATCAATGCAAGCTACTGTTGAGTTGGCGCCAATACTTGAAGAAGTTTCTAATCGTTTTGTAGCTGCAGCCACTGAAGGTGAGGGTTTTGGTGAAAAGGTACGAAGGGGCTTGCAAAGCGCTAGTAGTTTTATTGGCGTATTTGTTGATGGGATACATGGTATAGAAGTTATTCTGAAGGCCGCCGAAGTTGCAATTAAAGGTTTCGGTTTCGTTTGGTCTCAAGTGATGACCATGGTCGTTAACGATGTTCTTGTACCGTTCGCCAATAAAGTTTCAAATTTTGTTCTTGCTCCAATCCGTGAGGTTTTAGCGTTCGGCGCTCAGTTTTCGTCTGTTGCTCAAGGCATGCTCGATGAAATAAACCAGTTAGGCAATGCTCAGAGTTTTGAAACCCTAGAAAATTTAGCTGGTGTAATGGCCGAAAGCTTTAATTCATCTAAAGATGAACTCCATAATCTGATGATGGAAACCATTCCATCAGAAGCGATGAAGGAAAAAATCAACGAGGTATTTGCAAGCGCAGAAGAACGCGCTGTTGAATCAGCCAAAACGGTGAGCCGTGTATATCGTCAAGAGGTGGCCACCTCTTCCGGTGAAACAGAAACCACCGAAGAAGAAAAAACGCCTCAAGAAGAACTTACCGAAAAAAGAACTTATTTGCAGCGTGTTGCTGATTTGGAAATAGGCCAGAGTAAAAAGTTAGCGGCAATCAAGCAGGCGATAAAGCTGAAAGAAGTGGTGGGCAACCAATTTAAAGCGATTTCGGAAGCAGTAGCATCCGCACCATTCCCCGCAAATATACCTGCAGTCGCTTTTGCAACGGCTCAAGGTTTAGCGGCCGTTGCTGGCGTTAGAAGTGCGGGCTCATTCGAAGGCGGTGGCTACACTGGTAGGGGCGCTCGGGTAGGTGGTACAGATGGTCGAGGTGGAATACCTGTTACTGTCCACCCAAACGAAATGATCATTGATATGAATAGACAGCAGCCTTCAACTGGCGCTTACACGCCATCGGACAACCGGCCAAGTAGCTCTAATCAATTTAATGTTGCTTTCAATAATACATTTAATGGCTCGGCAGGTGATTCAATCGATGCGCTAGAGCGCCAACCTCGAAGAGCAAAGCGCGTTCTTTCTCAGCTACTGGCAAGGCCTGTTTAAAATGTTTCCAATAGATAAATTCTCAGCCGTTAAAGCCGAATTAGTTGTTGATAGTCGCGCCCCGGCGGCCCGTTTATATCGGTATAAATCAGCGGGTACTCTTACGCCTTATTACCGATTCACATTAACGAGCCCGCCACTTGAATATAGAGAAGCGATGGCCGTTGATGCAACCCTTGATTCTTATCACGGTAATTTAGTAAATTTCCCCTTGCAAAATCCACTGCCTCAAATCAAGTCACGAACAGGTCTTTTTTTGTACGTTACTGCGTCAAAAGGTGATTCACAAATTACCGTTGGTGGATTCCCATCGAACGAAGTTGATGCGGCCGTAGCGGGTGACTTCCTAAAGATAACCGGAAGCCAAAAAAGCTACCGAATTCTTAGTGATGCCACCGCAAATGCTTCAGGCCAGTGCGTCATTAAATTAACTCAACCCCTCATTCAAGCTTATTCAGCCCCGGCAGTTATCGATTATGGCGCAGATGTTGTTTTTCAGGTTTGTATGGAAGATAGGGACAGCGGCGAAGTGTCAGTGCAAAACAATAAGTTTGTTGTCCATGATGTAGAGCTAATTGAACAGATATGATCGAATTAGATGAAGATACTTTACAGCGGCTAAAGAATAATTCAGTAGAAGGACGCGGGGCTATTTACCTTGTAAAGATAAGGGTAAACAGTGAGTGGGTTTATATTACTGATGCTGATGCTCCAATTTCTTACGCTGGGGCTACATATAGTCCAGGGTATATTTCTGACGAAAGTATTGATGATATAGAAACAACTTCAGAACCCAAAACTAACGATCTTACTATTGAGTTAGATGCCAATGAGCCAAGCTTTGTAGCCCTTCTTTTGAATGAAGGTTGGATGAATGGCCCCGTAACAGTGTTCGAACAGCATTATGATAATGAAGGCTTAATTCTGACTAAAAACGCCTTTGAAGGCCTGCTTGATAGTAGAAGCATGGATCCTGAAAAAAAGACTATCAGCCTAACCGTTTCTAGCGTTTGGTCTGACTTTGAAAAGCAGGCTGGAATTAGAACAAACACTAAATCTCAGCAGCGGATTTATTCCGGTGATACTGGGTTTGACCACGCCGCCAAGGCCTCGAGAAAAATATACTGGGGTCGAGAAGCCCCCGCATCATCCACTGCCGGCACTACAACAACCACATCAAAATTCGCTAATCCGGAGTTGCAATAAATGGGCTTCTTAGATGATGTATTTGATTTCGCATTTGGGTGGTTAATACCTGATGTGCCCGAACCGCTTCCTCCAGGCGCAGAGCTTACTAGTGCCTCAACAGATGCGAACATAAAAAAAATATATGGGAGCGTAGAGAAAGAAACCGGCACCATCGTATTTAAAGAAACAAACGATGCCGATAGTGATGATATCAAAAATGACTTGCTTCATATTATCGTTGTCTGGTCTGAAGCAGTTGAAAGCATAGATGAAGTCTATATTGATGATATTCATTATAGTTCCAATGATTCTGTCTTTTATCATGATGATGGCGGAAAGGTTGTTTTCGTTGTCAACTTTCCGAATGGAATGGGATCTTACTCCGACCCATTACTAACAAACGCAGGTTGGCGAACTGATGATAGGTTGGACGGTAAAGCCTGCTCATATGTAAGGCTAGAGTACCACGGCGGCGAGAACGCTATTTCTTCTGAGCCTAATTTAACTGCCGATCTAACCGGCACAACATTTACCAACCCTGCAAGAGCGCTACGCGACTATCTAACTAATGGGGTATACGGCAAGGGCTTACCAGAGTCGTATTTAAATTTATCTCACTTCAACTATGCCGAGGCGCTAAGTAATTCTGACGTTGAAGAGCAAAGCGGCAGCGGAAATAATAGAGATTTGTTTTCATGTAATGTTGCACTTGATACTAGCAACACTGTTTTAGATAACGTAAACATACTATTAAAGCCAATGCGGGGATGGCTTCCTGTTATAAATGGCCAGCTCACCCTTATTGTTGAAGAAGATAGCGCCCCAGTATCGCAACCCATTATCGAACGTGATGTTTTACAGCTGGGGAAAATCACTGAAGGCAATAAAAATAGTAGATTTAATCGCGTAAGCGTCTCTTACTATGATCCTGAAGCAGATGGTAGTAAACAAGAAGCGGTATACCCTGAAAAAGATAGTGATACCGAGAGCGCCCTTCAGGCTGAAGATAATGGCGTTGTGTTAGAAACCACTATCGAGCTTTCGACTTGCCGAAATTATTATGAGGCGCTTGAATTCGCTAAAACTTACCTTGAGGTATCGCGTCAGCAGTTAAGAACCACTATAACGCTTCCGAAATGGGCAACGATATATCATGTAGGTGATATCGTTCCGGTTTCTCACTCATTCCCCGGATGGGATGGCAAGTTATTTCGTATCGAATCGATGGAAGAAAACAGGGAGGAAGTCGTATTAAAGGTGCGGGAGCATCAACCTTACATTTATGATTTCTTTGGTGATGGAGATAAACCAAAGCTTCCTGATACTAGCTACACTCCAAGCGCCCCACTTCCTCCATCAGATTTAAATATAGAGCATATCTATAGCAATTTTGTGCAGGTACGGGTTAGTTGGGTTTCGATAGCTCCCCGCTTTGATTATCAGGTTTTGACTCAGGACGGCCTTGTGTTGGAATCTGAACGAATTGCAATAAACTCGGTAGAGTTAACGGGTTTCGATCTTGGTTCTTATCGCTTTCGTGTTCGCGCCATTGGCGGCCTTGCTCAAAGAAGTGGATGGTCAGAAGTTGCACTAGTAATGCAAGCGCCTGGTGCGCCTACTGATATAACGGTTAATGCTGAGAATTTTGAGTTGGAAGTAATCCCTTATTTAGCGGGTTCAGACTCATCAACGGCGTTTTTGTTTTCTATTAGTCACGTCTTAGAAGATGAAGAACCGCCTATTCCTCACCGTGGCCCATCTCATACATACACGTTTACAGGGTTAGCGCCCAACACTGAATACAAAATCTGGGTAAGTTCGTTTAACGCCCTTGGCCAGTCAGGGTGGATATCGACAAATGCAATCACTTCAAATGATTTAGCTCGATGGGAAGATATTGTTAGATCGGTACAGTTGCCGGGGCTGCCCGGTAACTTAGGAGATACCATTAGTGGCGTGATGGAAGATATTGAAAACTGGTCTAAGCAAACAGGTGACTTAGGTGAAGAATACGAAGCGCTGATTTACAACGTGTCTCAGGTTGAGCAAGCCAATCAAGCCAATAGCCTAGAGATTATCGCTGTACGAGAAAAAGTTGGCAGTAGTAGTGTTCAGGCTCAAATATCTGAATTTAAGAATGCGCAAATTGGCTATGAAGATAGCGAGGGGAATTGGGTTGAAGGCGCCGCGTTCGCTCAAGCGTTCACTGAGGTAAAAATAAATAACCTAGAAGGGCAAGCTGTTAGCGTATTTTCATATTTCCAAGCGCTCGAAAATGCCATTGGCGAAGTTGAAGGGCAAATTCAATTTGCTATTGATGCTAACGGCCGCATGACTGGTGTATTTATCAATGGAAGTGAAAGCGTTTCTGAGATTATTTTTCTCGCTCAAAACACTTACTGGGTTAATAGCGAAGGCTATGTTGTATTGGGTGTTAATACCTCTACTAACGAGCTTGAGTTTCACGGCTCTGGACGATTCTGGGGCAAGCTAGTTTCACCAGAATTCCAAATGATCGGCAGCAACTTTATGAAGGTTGAATTGGCTGATGGATTTGGCGCCGATGACCTTTGGTATTGGTACGGCCCCGCGTTATTAGATGGAAACGGTGAGCCAGATTTTGCCAGCCTTACAAAATCCAATGCTATTGAATGGAAAGATACAGACGGCAATGCGTATTTTGGCGGCAACTTATCTGCAGGTGCGTTAAGCAATGGTGCCAGAGCTACGCTTTTATCGTTAAATCCATCCGTTGAAATAGGCGAGTTCACAACGAACGGAAACGCTAAGCAAATTGTTTTCGGAATATTGTGGCGCGGTACCTACGTTGATAATAATTCATGCCCTACCACAGAGCTCACGGACCCATCCGCCACATTAACACTACAGAGAAGTTTAGGCGGTGGCGCGTGGCAAACCATTAAAACTGAAAATGTAACTGGGACTGTCACGACGACTCAGATTGATGAACCGGAGACAGGCACAACGTGTACGTTCAACGAGAACACTACTGCCTCATTCACATACACAGATACTCACACTTCAATGGGCACTTTCAATTATCGGGTTGTTGTTTCAAATCAGTACCGGCACTTAATGCAGCAATTTATCACCCGTCAAGAATTATCAGTCTTAAGCACTGAGGTATAGCAATTAAATGAGCGAATTTATTTTTAATCTGAGCGATATAAGCGCATCAGATGGTAACTCCGTGGTCACTGTTAATAACAGTGATTCAGTTTTCGGTGTGGTTGAGGGAAGCCAGTTGTTTATTGCTGGCAAAATTCCCAGCACTATTCTTGAAAGCAGTACAACGGACAGTACGCTCACCCTTAGTTCGTCGTGGGCGCAGGGTGACGTGAGCAATGTGGCCGCGAAAATCATTCCCATTGGTGCCGTGGCTGAATTGCTCACAGCGTTAGAGCGAAACCGAGCAGCTTATCAAGCGTTTGTAGATGCAGGCGGAGCGGGCACCTCTGAGGTTTCTTGGGGTGACATTCTTGCTTCATCGCTACCGGAGTTTGTGAGACGCTGGGCGAAATACAGCGAGATAACCGACAAACCCGATTATGCTCAAGGCTGGCCAGATTTTGAAAACGTTACCGGTAAAGTCTCTACTGAGCAGTTGCCCGATAATATCGATACTGATAACAAGAAAACTCAGGCAGTAAGCCCACCTGTTGAAAACGATCCATCGCTTACACAGCTATTAGTTGAATACCTAAAGTTAAAGCAAACGGAAACCATACCAACGGCCTCACCTAACAATCGCCGAGAAATCCTTACCGATGGCATACGCGGATTGGTTCATGTTGCTATGCCAGATTCATGGTTTACGGTGCCTAATTCGCTGCAAAGTCGTAAGTTCATGGTGATGCCTAGTAGTCGTTATTTAAAGCTCAATGCAACGTATACGGGCGATATTACGCTTCGCGTTTGCCCAATGGGTAATGGTGGTAATGGTTTACCAGGCAATCCAACACTCGCCAACCACCAATGGCACACAGTAACCGCGAGCGTTACCAACCTGACTACTATAGGCAATGGCTTCATCGGTGTGATTGATTTCATTCAAATGGGCAACCGATGGGAAACCTTAGACACTGAAAAATCACACTTTGAATCACTTAACGCTTACTACACTCGCGACAATGACGCGTCAGTTTCCAGCCCGTTTTTAACCTTCTCGCTACGCAGTGATGGGTATTGGTACAGCGAAGATATGACACCTAGCAGCCCTCACACGTTGGGTGGTAGTTGGGTGCAAGATGGTAATACATTCACCGTTACCGAGGCTACAAGCGGCACAGATGCGTTACGTTTTTTCGCGGATGCGTTAGACGATTATGAATTTGAGCTCGTGATCGTGGTGAATTATGTGAGCGGCAAGCTGGCTATTACAGATGCCAACCAAGACCCCCGCATCATCCACTACTCAGGAACCGGACGGTATATCACAAATGACCGCATTTACTTTAAGCGCGGCGGTAGCTCTGTCACTGCAGCATTTACGGTTGAGTCTACAAGAATGAGAATGCCGCACTATGGATAGATTGTTTGATATTAATTTAACCGTGGCGTCTAGCTGGACTGATGGTACAGAATGGTCAGATTGTAACCCCGCGCAAGAAGTTGAAAATATTTATCGCCGTGAGTTTTCAGGTAGTGAAGAGGAAGATCCAGAATACCGCATAGACCCTGGCGATAACTTCTACATCGGCTCAAGTGCCAATCAAGTTAAAGACTGGACGCCCCGAACGTTACCGTGGACCTTCGATATAGACAAAGGCCGCGAAGGTAATCCTCTTTCGTTTTACTTCGGCTTACAAGTCGGTGAACGCGATATTGATTACAACCTTGATAGCCACAGCCCTTGGATTCAAAACGTTTCCGGTGATTTTATTATTGTCGGGGCTAACTACCATCGTTTTTTCGGAATAAAAGCCAAAGATTCAGACCCCGCATTAAAGCTAACCAGTAACAATCGCGGCGGCGAGGTGTATAGCGCTTCGCTGAATAACGCGGGGCTTATCGAAACACAGGGTTACGCTATGTTCGATTGGATATTTAGAAAGCTAACATTCATCAATACGATATTTAAGTTTTTAGATATTCCTACCGGCTCAAGTAACGTAAGCACGCAAGATTTCAATGTAACCGGCACCGGTGACATTGGCATGGTTATTCGCTCCGGTCACTCTGATATGGAAGTGATCGGCGGCAAGATAGTTAATGAGAACCACAATTACAGCGAAAACGAAACGTTATTGCATGGCTTAAAAATTGAAGCCGGTGATGCTGCCATTGTTCGTTATGTGGAAACTAAAGGCTTTAGCGGCAACGGTTTTAAATTTGAATGTGAAGTTGATGCAAAAGGCTTGGTATCTCAGCGCGATGGTGCAGGAATAGAATTTCAAGAATACTCAACCGCTCGCGATTGCATGATTAGCTGGGCTAGGCAATTAGCCGGTGACAGTTTTGCTTACTATTTTCACAAAGGTGGTGAGCTTAATAACTCTGGCTGCAACTTAGATGAAGTGGGTGGCTTGGGTGTTGTTGTCGCTGGACCTAATGCAACGGTAACGATTAACGGCGGCGACTACCGCGCTCATTTGCCTTTGCCGTTTTTATCGGCCCTTGGTCCTTGCACGTTCGTTCTCAACAGCGTAACCGTTAATGGCATTCTCTATAACGAAACGATTGAATTGCTAGAAGGCGAGGCTTGGCGCGGCGAGAAAGCCACAGTAACTTTAGATTCTATGGAAGTGAGCGCTAATAAAACGCTTTACCTGCCATACATGCACATACCAGAGCTAGCAAATGCTATTGCCGTGCAGGGTTCAGAAAGACCGTTTCAAAATGTAATTACCTTACCCAGCGGGGCAAAAATACTTCCTACCGTAAATGGTTCTATTCGATACATGCCAAGTACGGCATGGCTTCATTTAGACCCAGGTGAATCAGCGATTGATTATTTCCGCTATTCCACTGAAACCCTAATATACATGCATCAGTTTACTATTAAAGGTTCTGAGGAAGTAAGCCCCAAAGTTGTGCAGCCTAATGCGTTTAGCGGTTCAGGGTGGGCTAACAATGATGGTGTTTATACGACAAGCGGTACCAGTAATTCACTTACCGCGGCTTACGCATTTGAAACAGATGAAATCTATCAAGTAATTTTAAACCTTACTGACCGTTCAAGTGGTTCGGTTATGCCGAAACTTGGCAGTGCTATACCAAAATATAGCCACAGCATTGAGGGTTATGAAGTCTGGTTAATACGTGCGCCAGCGAACACTACACAAATAGAAATAACCGCCTCCGGCTATAAAGGCGCGGTACAAAATATCTATGTTCAAAAGCTTATAAGAACAGAAACGCCAACTGTACCGACATTAAGTGGCGAGGCTAACGGCTCGGATATTGATTTAAGTTGGAAGCTTATACCAGTTCGACGTTTGCGTGATGACTACGTTGCGGACATTCACATTCAAAACCAAGAGATGGCGCTTAACGACCAAGATGGCTACCGAATGTCTAGCAGTGCGGGAAAAAACTTCTTGTTCGAGAATGTGAGCGTTCAGAACCGACGAAATGGTATTACTTTAAAAGGGGCTCAATCCCTTGAAGTTGATGGTATGGACTTCATCGGCGGTTACGGACTGACTCTGCAGGATGGTGAAACCCTGAAAGACGATTACCCTAACTCAACGTGGCAAGTTGCGGTAGTGGGGGATTTATATGGTCCATTTGTTGAGAACCAACAACTCGGAAATATTACAGCGGACCTATTGCTCAACTCAAACTATGGCAACTACCAAGCAGACTTTGGCAACTCTGACATTATTGTTATTAACAGCTCAAATTATGATGAAGATAGCTTCTTATACAGCGCCCACATTTATAACCTTGACGGCAAGAACGGCTCAGACTCAATAACGGATTTAAAAAAGCGCACTGAAATGGTTAACAGCCGTTTAGAGGGCGCTTGCAAAATCACTCGTACTCACAAGCATGGGTGCGTAACGCTAGCCAATAACGAATACATTCAAGGATATGGAACCCGCGAAGTATTCTCGGTTAGTGATAGTGCAGCTTACTTCGAGATTTGGAATTGCACCGTTGATGGGGTTCGCTGCGTGAATACCACGCAGATGAACAACCAGAAAAAAGATTCGAATTATTTTTATGAAGGGCGTGGGTTATTGGGTGGTAATCATTCATCAATTGAAGTCCTTAAAACCTACCCCACTTTGGACGACTCAAACCGCTTCACCATGACCGATATGGAATTTCAATCATCAAGTGATAGTGGTTCAACATGGGCAACCTTGGACGTTGATAATGTTGGCTTACCCGGCGTTATTGGTTGTTTCAAACGCTCAGTTAACTTTTCAAGCGGTACTTATCAAATTCGGTGCAGGTGCTTAAATGGTGCGCTTGTTGGCGCTTGGTCTAACACAATTTCAATTACAGTATAAAGGGCGAATAGAATGGGTATAGTATTTGACGGCAATGGTCATATAGGCGGATTTATTGCCAATTTAACGGGGGATTTCGATGTAATACTCCCCACGATAGAAATAGATGATTTTTTCGGGTGCATTTTTAGTAGCAATAGCACCGATAGCTTTATACAGATACGGGAAAGCGAGGTTAGGCTCCGCATGGGCGAGGGCGGTACGACTGTTGATGTACCCCCAGTGACTGTTCCGTCTACTATTACCGATGGGCGCATTACCAGAGTAGGCACCACTGTAACGTTTACGTTTGGTGGAAATACCGCAACTGGTACGTCAAGTGGGGTGTTGGACATTAGAGGGTGGGGGAGGCGTTCGGCGGATGCTGCATATTTTTTGGGGAAAATGTCCGGAGTTGCTTCAATAACTGGCGATTCTGATGGGGTTATAACCCATGATTTTGATGGCGGAGTGCAAGGCGACACGCAACTCACCAATACATCAGGAGATTACGACCACGGAACATTGATAGGGTTTACTACTGGCGGCTATGAAGGCGCTTCCACACCCACCCCTAGTGTAGCGAATGCAGGTGCAGACCGAAGTAATATAAGTGCAGGTGATGAAGTTACGCTTGATTCATCTGCGTCAACAGGCGTAGTAAGTCGCGTATGGTCAGAGGTTACAAGTACAGGTGTAACCCTAAGTGACGATACAGCCATTTCACCTACATTCACGGCTCCTAGTTTTAACGCCCTAACAGAAATTAAATTCTTACTAACTACTACTGGTAGTGACGGTACAGAAGATACAGATGAAGTAAGCTTTTTTGTGTTGGAAGATGGCGTGGTGGTAGCAGACCCAACAATTACGATATTGACCCCATACACATACCAGACGAAAAAAGCAGACTCGCTATCTGAAGCTATATTTACGTTATCTGGTTCAATTACAGATTTGCCAGCAGGGGCTACAGCTGAATATCAAGTAGGCAGCGGCAATTGGATTCAAGCCCCGACAGACTCTAACGGCAACTTCTCTACAGACGTAGTAATAACTAATCAGCAAAACATAACTGTAAGGGTTAGCACTAATACTGATGTTACAGATACAGTAAGCTACATAACAGCAGGCGCTACTTGGCTTGCTTGGTGGCAGTCTAATGAGTCGGGGAGAGGATCTAGCACTCAGAATAGCATACTTGGCGAATTAACTACCGCAGAGCCAAGACCAACTATGTTTAAGAATGGTGTTTGGCAGAGGCTTTTAGACCCAACAAGCGAAGATAGTTCAGGTGGCTCTACGTGGGTTCGTATTGCGGTTGAGTACGCCAAAATCGGTATTCCTATCGGCGTTATTAACGTTGCTGTCGGGGGTACAAGTATAGAGCGCTGGATTCCATCTAGTAATGATTTGTGGGATACGCGAATCATGCAAGAGGTTACCGAAGCAGACTGTGGCGGCATATCGTTTACAGCTTCACTGGGTGGTGAATCCAACGTTGATACCGATGGCGCAACCTTGCGTACATGGCTTGAGGAAATGATTAACGCCTTACATGCCGAATTTGGAACGAGCCATTACTTAACTTATGTGCCCAGGAGTTACGAAAACGGACTAGGCGATACATTGCGTGCTGAATTTGACTACATCATAGAAAACAACCCCAACTGCCTTTTTGGTGGAGATACATCAGTTGTTGACCTTTCAGTAAATAGTGATGGAACACACTTAAATTCAAGCTCACAGGTAAACGAAGCAGCGTTGATTCGTTTTGCGGCTTTTACAGCACCGGAAGAAGCGCAAAACCAAGCCCCCACCGCAAACGCTGGCCCCGACCAATCAGTTGCGGCGGGTGTAAATGTTCAGCTAGACGCTACTTTAAGTTCAGATCCAGATGGGGCTATAGTTTCTTACGGCTGGACTCAGCTGGATAACGGTAGTGATAGTGTAGTTTTGTTAGATGCAAATACGGCCACGCCAACATTTGTATCTCCGACAAAAACAACGTCCCAAATCTTACGGTTCGAAGTCACCACGATTGATGATGATGGCTTGAATGACACTGAAATTGTTGAAGTGCTTGTTGAGGCGGTAGAGCCAAATGCCATACTTGAAATTATGGAAATATTGGATTACACCTTAATACCTCAAGGTAACATTATCGCCTATAAAGATAGAGCGAACCGTGAAATGTTTCAGTTTAGGCCGTCCGCTACGGCAGGTATTGTCACCGACCTCGATGGTTTTTTAAATTTAGAAGAAAATACCATTTCTAAAATTGAAATAGTTTCCGGAACGCAGAAAATATCAACCGATTCAACTTCGGTGAAAGCGGTAGGTTCAAAGCTTTTTGCCCGCCTTGGGGATCTAAACCTTGAAAAAGGTAAAAACCCTTTTAGCATTATCTTCTACGTTGGCTCGGATCAGCGGGGCTTGGTTGTAACTTCGGTCGGCACTTCTGGCTATAAGCAAATGGAGTACATGATAGACTCATAGCTTTGTGTAACCTTATACAGTAGTCGGGGGAAAGGTAACTTATTGATTCCAATAAGTTCGCCTTTCCCTAAATTCCCTCATATTCCTAACATAAAAAAACGCCTAAAACATACTTCAAACCCGCGATGCTAAAGCATTTGATTATTCCGATGCGCCTTAACTTGACATGGTAGCGCTCTATTTAGGGTTTCGCGCCCTAATGGCCGTTAACACCGCAAAACCTTTCCTAACGCAAAGGTGGTCAAACACCATAAATCAATGAGTTAAAACGCTCAATCTGTTAGGAACGTGCACCTTTCAGCTGTTGTTTTTCCTATGTATATCAAAGGGATTTAAAATCCCTCGTCAGTAATGACGTGCCGGTTCAAGTCCGGCCCCGGGCACCACCCAAACCACCTTTAA